ATTACTGCTGCATTGCCCTGTAGTCAACACGAGCAATCTTCTTAACTTTGCGGGTGTTGCTACCCTTTGCTCTTCTTTGCCCATGCTTGGCATATCGCTCAGCCGTGGCCAATTTTGCCTCTGCGACTGCTTGTTCTCTGCCAGGTGGCTCTGGTATGCCTGCATTAGCAAGGATCTCTGTCCAGTCCATCAGAATGGCACCGCAATGGATTTGGAGTGATCCATCAGCTTATCCTCCCAAGCGGAGAAGCAATCGGCAGGGCTTTCGCTAATGACACGACTTCGACCTGGACCTACGACGACCGTGCAACATTTGTCCACAGTGATGGTTGGGTAGTTCAGGTTTAAGCCATGCAGATATCCACCGAGCTGCGCGGTGGCAGCCTTGCGTGTGTCAACAGCTTTCTCGGTTTGGACGGTCTTGAAGTCCAGCAAAGTAATTCCACCATCAGAGGTGCGTATCAGCCCGTCGAAAGTGCCCGCAATCTCGTGATGAGGGATCACAACGCCAAGTTCCACGGCAAGCGTCTCAGCACCTTCTAGCAGCCAGCAGGACTTAAGGGCATCGATCCATTGCTGATACTCACCAACCTCTGGTTCAAGACCAAGCAGCAGCGCTTCTGCTGCTGTATGCACATGATTGCCTCGTGGCTGCCAAATGTGACGTGTCTCTTCGAAGCGAGCCTGCTGCTCTGCTGTCACAGGTTGAGCAATCCTGCTCACGCTGTAACGCATCCAGGACCCCCTGTAGCGGTATCGATGGATGTCCGGGAAAAACTCCAGATCGGCGAGCGGCTGCAACACGTTCAATTCGCTTGTGCCCTCATTGTATAATGGCAGTGCACCATTTGTTCAAATCATGCCCAGAGTTGTTGTGGACCTCAGTCAGACGATGCACGCCTGGCTAGAGTCAAAACGAGGCGAGTGGAAGCCGAGAACGGTTGTCCTGAGGGAGATCATCGAGGATGCCATGCATCGAGATCTCCATCAAAAGGTTTCCGAGGCGGGCGAAACCAAGTAAAAAGCCCGGCAGCGTCGCCACGCATACCGGGCACCCCTAGCGGGGAAGCAATCACAAGCAATCCAATTATGCCACGAGTCAAGTCAACCGGCTTCTCGATCTGTCCGCACGAGCTGCTGGATCAAATCGCCGAACCAGGCGGAAAACAAAGAGTCTGTGTCTACTTGCTATTGCATCGCTACGGAAATGCGAGCCAGCAAGGGTGTTATGCCTCAGTGACAACGTTGTCAAAAGACCTAGGCAGCAGTCGTCGTGATGTCATGTCAGCCATTCACTGGTTGATCGACAACGGATGGGCTACCTACACCTACGACGACGGTCATCGCAGGCATATCTACCTTAATGCCGACAGGCGCAAGCATCGCAATGGCGGTAGCCAAAAAGGCACCGATAGCCGGTATCCAAAAAGGCACCACGGTATCCAAAAAGGCACCAATGGCCAAAGTGCCCTTTTAGACACCAACCCTGGTATCCAAAAAGGCACTCAAACAAGAACCCATAAACAAGATCCCCCTATGGCTTTACTAGGTACTGACGTACCTACTAAATCCATAGATGCAGATTCATGTGAAAAAAACGAGAAAGGAAGGGCCAGATCACTGCCTGTCGAACTCGAGCCCCACCGAGAGCTGATTCAGGCGTTTTGGAAGATCAAGAAAGGCTCAAAGGGTGACATCGCTTGGAAACTTTTGTGCACAGAGCTGTTAAAATTCCATGGATACCTCGGCCCTGATGTGGTCGAGGAGCAGTTGACACATGCCATTAACGGCAAATGGGCAGGCATCAACTACGGCCGCCATCTGCAGTTCAATCCGCACCTGGTCAGCGCAACAGCCACCACAGCACCCGAGTACGTGATTCGCTAATGGAACTTTTTGACACACGTCTTGCCAACGCCTACATCTGGGCTTGCAGCGAAAAGAAAGACCGCTCGTTCCCACCAAAACAGGTTTATCGAGCAACGCAGCAGCCCAATTTCGACAAACTTGCGATCGACCACAACCAGATTGCTGATTTTCCGGTTGGCCGTTATGACGAGCTGGGGCGTTACCATACCTACTGCCCACCACTGCCAAATGTGGCTGGTGGGCTTGGTCGCTACATCATGCACCCGGATGCATACAAGGCATATGAAGATGCTGTCAAGGCTGCTTGGTCATGACATTGCACCCACTTAGTACTTTTGACGGAGCCGGCGATACTCTTGCTCGAATGGTCGCCAAAGGCCATTGCACGCTCAATGATCTTGACAAGACTCCGCCCGGTGCAGTGACTGGTTACAGGTCACGAAACTTGCTTAGGGACTGGATTGCTGTCAATCAAGCCAAATGGCAGCAAATCTTAGACGAACACAACGTTCAGCCTGAACCGGTTGTAGAGGCCTGCCCATCACTACGCGACTTCCCAACGAACGATTTGCCTTTCTGATGCCACGTTTTTCAAACTGCAAGATCGAAGTCCGTTTTGACCAAGAAACTTTTGATCAAATCAACAGGATTGCCAACGCTTGTGGCTTATCGCGCTCGGAGTTCATTCGCAATGCTGTCATGGGCAATGCAGCCCACACTGTGTCAGAGGTGCCTAGAAGCGTCTCTAAGCCGCCCCTGACCCTGGACGGGTATCTGACACTGGTCCAGCATGTTCATCGTGCTCTGGGCGGCTCTGTGAGCAAGTCAACGGCTGAACTATGCGTTGCCATTACAGTCCAAAAGATCTATAAAGGCTAAAAACCTGCCATGGACCAGCAGCTCAGGGTCAAAGGTGTCAATGGGCTGTACAAATTTTTGTACAATGCTCAAGAGCGAAGCCTTTGCCTGGTCGGCTGGCCAAATGGCGAGTCATCAGCACGCATTATTGCCGCTGGCTTGCCACAAACACTGGAAAAAGCTCGCCTTGCTGCTCAGAACTATGTAAGGTATGTTGAAACCGACTTCCAAAGCTGCTGACAGTTTCAATGCTTCCCTTCGACAATGTTGAGACAGAATCGGCTGTCACGTCGATCAAAGATCTCAAGTATGACCACAAAAATGCACGTCGCCGCACTGATCGGTCAAGCACCCTAATCGCTGAATCACTCAAGCGTTACGGCGCTGCACGCAGCATTGTCATCGACGAAGAGAATCGCATCCTTGCTGGCAACGGCACCATCGAAGGTGCCAAGTCAATCGGCATCAAAAAAGTGCGCGTCATTGAAACAGATGGCACTGAAATTATTGCCGTTAAGCGCACTGACCTAAACGAAGAAGACAAAATTGGTCTAGCCCTTGCTGATAATCGCACCAGCGACCTCAGCGAATGGGATGGTGCAATGCTGCATCAGCTCAGTGAAGAGCATGACATCAGCACTTGGTTCAGCAAACAAGAACTTGATGAGTTATTTGGTGTTGAAGAGACACTTGACGAAGACAGTCCTTATACAAATAAAACAACGGCTCCTATCTACGAACCAACAGGCGCGCAGCACAAGCCAGAGCATCTGTACGAGATTGCAAAAACAAATCGCTTGCTCGCAGACATCGAAGTAGCCGAGATCCCTGATGGCATCAAGGCATTCCTGAGATCTGCAGCACATCGACACACGGCTTTCAACTACAGCAAAATTGCTGACTATTACGCGACAGCATCAAAAGAAATCCAAGAGCTGTTCGAGCAGTCAGCACTGGTCATTATTGATTTTGAGCAAGCCATCGAAAATGGCTTTGTTCGCCTCGACGCCAGCATCGAAGAAGCCTTCAAACAGGACCATCCCCATGCGTGACGACTTTTGCATTTTTATCCTGTCAAATCGCAGGCCAGATAACATCAAAACGCTTGACACACTTCAGCGTTCTAGTTACGACGGCAAATGGTATATCGTCATTGATGACGAAGATCCGACAAGTGATCAGTACAAAAAAGCTTACGGTGACAAGGTTCTTGTCTTTTCGAAAGCCAAGGTCGCAGAAACGACAGACTCGTGCGATACATCAAAAGACCGTCGCACACCACTATGGGCGCGAAACGCCTGCTGGGATCTGGCCAAGCAAGTCAAGTGCCGTTACTTTTGCCAGCTTGATGATGACTACACATGGTTCTCCTATCGCCGCATAGGCCGCAAAGATCCTGGCGGCCCACCCAAGTATTCAAACTTCAAAGCAGAAAGCCTTGACATTGTTTTTGGCGCCATGGTCGAATTGCTTGAAGCAACCCCGTCGGTATCAAGCATTGCTTTTTCTCAAGGCGGCGATTACAACGTCAGCTCAGAAAAAGCCAAACGTGTCCTACGCAAAGCAATGAATTCATTCTTTTGCGATACGCAGCGCCCTTTCAAATTCATCGGCAAATTCAACGATGATGTTAATACCTACATCGCTCATGGCGCAACGGGCAAGTTGTTCTTCACCTATTGCCCAATACAACTAACCCAAGGCGTAACGCAGCAAAACAAAGGCGGCATCACCGAGGCTTACAAGGAAAATGGCACCTACGTCAAATCTTTCTACACCGTCATGATCTCACCGTCATCGACATGGATTGAACTCATGGGGCACAAGAATCCACGTTTGCACCACACACACGACTGGAACAAAGTATGCCCTAAAATCATCCACGAGAAATATCGACGCCAATAGTCCATATATGCTATACATGATCGACAATTAGTTGCTGGCTGCATAAATGGCTCCCAAACGTGGACCAAAGGCTGAAACCCTTGAACGCGCTGAACGCTTTGCGCGCATCATTGCTAATGGTGGCAGGCGCTCGGATTGCATCCGCTATGCCAGGGAAAACTGGGGGGTAAAAGACGATGCCTGCGACCTCTACCTGCGGCTTGCACGCGAGAAGCTGAAAGCTGACTGGGACATCGAACGCCCGCAAATGGTGGCTGATCTGCTAAGTCAGTGCTCAACGCTGCAAATGGAAGCCAGGCGTGCTGGTCAATACCACATCGCACTTGGCGCTATTAACACGGCAGCTAGGCTCGCGTCGCTCTGTTCATGAGCATCTTGTTGGAAACAAAACCAGGGCATGTGCTTTACAGCGGCGAAGCAGGTAGTAGTGCTCCGACCGCAACCAAAGCCATCGAGCGAATCAATGCCTCGTTGTTGCCGCATCAAAAGGCGTTTTGCGATGACATGGAACATCGCAAGATAGGACTCGTCTGCGGCTTTGGTGCTGGCAAGACCTATAGCTTGGTTGCCAAAGCCTGTGTGCTTGCCGCCAAGAATGTCGGTTATGTCTCAGCATTGTTTGAACCTGTTGCGCCAATGCTCAGGGACATCCTTGAGCGCACCATGGACGAACTGTTGTCTGAGTGGGAGATCCCGTACACGTTTCGAGTCAGCCCGTTGCCTGAGTACGTTCTGACGTTTGCCGAGGGGCAACACACGATTTTGTTGCGCACAATGGAAACATGGAACCGGATTCGTGGTCAAAACCTTTGCGCGATTGGATTTGATGAAGCAGATACGGCTAATAAACGCACAGCGGACCAAGCCACGCGTATGGCGCTTGCTCGTCTTCGTGCTGGCAACGTCAGGCAGTTTTATGCCGCTACAACACCAGAGGGCTATGGCTGGGCATATCAGACGTTTCAGCGAGATGCGAAGGATGATACGCGACTCATTCAAGCCAAAACCGAAGATAACCCATATCTGCCAGACGATTTCATCCCAAGCCTGATCGAGAACTACCCATCGAATTTGATCAAGGCATACCTCAATGGTGAGTTCGTCAACCTGACGACGGGCAGCGTCTATGACCGTTTTGATCGCAACAAGCACGTCTTTAATAAGCTGCCTGACTTCGCTAATGAACCGTTGCGTATTGGCGTTGACTTTAACGTTGGCAATATGAGTGCTGTGATCGCTGTGCGTTATAGTGATCGGCTAACGGTGATCGATGAAATTTCCGGAGCGCACGATACTGACGCGTTGGCTCAGGAGATTAAACGTCGCTATCCAGAGCATCGTATTTACGCTTATCCAGACGCTAGTGGCGGTAACCGCAGCACCAACGCAAGCCAGACCGACATCCAGATCTTGGAGTCCTACGGCATGTCCAACCAGTCACCACGGAGCAACCCTCCCGTCCGTGATCGGGTGGCTGCTGTTCAAGCTTTGCTGGAGAACGGCAAAAAGCAGGTCAGGCTACAAGTGTCAGAAACTTGCAAGCGGTTGATCGAATGCCTTGAGTTGCAGTGCTGGACAGAAAAAGGCGAGCCTGATAAAGACGCCGGGCATGACCACATGAACGATGCGCTTGGCTACATCATTTGGCGCGAGTTCAACCCGCTGCACGCCAAGGCTGGCAGGACGACTGGAATCAGGCTTTATTAACATTTGTATACCTTAGTGCATAGTTTGTGCATAATTATGGTATGTTTATGGCAGCGAGGGTTTGCCTTCGCCTGCAATTTCAACCATGTCAACCACTTTTGCCATCATCATTGCCCTGTTGCTTTTGCCATTGCTCGTATTGCTATGGGCAACCGAATCCACTGAGCAACGTGCAAAACGATTACACAGCCATGGCTGGAGCCAGCGTCGTATCGCGACTCACTTGCAAATCAGCCGTTATCGCGTAAAGCAGGTGCTTGCATCATGATCAACAACCCTTGGATCAACCGCATCGCAGCCATCGTGCTGCTGGCAATGGTGTACGTCGCTGGTCAAGACAGCGGCTACAAGGCACAC